TGCTTCTTGTCATTATCTGAAGCAGAGGCATCATACTTCCCAAGGCGGAGCGGCATTCCGAACACTTCACAGAAGCTCACCCAATCCTTGATGTCATAGTTCTTGAACAGGTACATCCATGAGACCACCCTCATAATGCCTGCCCTGCTTGCATGTCCTGACTTCGCCTTGTATTTATGCACCACGAACTTATTCTCCGGGAGTTCCACGCCTGACGGGTACTCCCCGGTGCATATCTTCAGCTCATCCGTTGTGCTGTCCCACACAAGCTTTTTGGGATGCACATACTCAATGTCCTCAATGACATTCTTCCCATCCTCTACCGCCCATGCAAGCTCCATGATGCTGATGCCCTTTCCTATGGCATCCAACATGTCAATCAGCACCTCGTCAAAGTTCTCAATCCCCTTGAGCTGCTCATCCACAAAGTCGGCAACCTCTTTGTCCCTCTCATCCTGCGAGAATGGCTGCACCTCCCAATCAAGCCCTGTCACAGCAAGCTTCCTTGTCTGCATCTGTGAGAAGAGGTGGGTGTCCTTCTCTTCCATCTCCTCAAATAGCTCCATCTGTGCCCTGACATTTCCCTCATCCGCCTCCCGGAAGATACGGGCAAGCCTGCGTGGTGTCAGCCCGTTGGATGGGTAGTCAGAGAACTTGTCATTGACATCCCCCACCGCCACCCTTGCGGTCACGGGTCTCCTTATGCCTGTATCTGTCTCCGGATTGAAGGGTGTCCCCTTGTTCCGGTACCTCTTCTTTTTCTTCGCCATGCTGTGTCACACCTCCTAATAGGCACCCCTGCCCATCCGGAACCGTCTCCGGAGGACTGTCTTGTAATTTGCTTTTGATGCCACCGCCTTGATGCTCTGTGCAAGCTGCACCGCCATCTGAAGACCATCCGGTGCATCATCATTCTTCCCCATGGGGAACTCCTGAAGCTGCTTCAATAGGGTCTTGTGATCCCGGTTGAATTTCAGGTACTTGTTCTTGATGACGGGCTGCAAGGACTCTATGCGGAGCACCTTGTTGACCGTGGACTGTATCTCCTCTATCGGGATGTACTCCCCTTCCTCTGCTGACTTGGCAGCCATGACCTCCTTGAAGAAGTATTGGAACTGCACGACCTCCACGCCGAACTTGTAAAAGCCTTTCTTATAGTCCCTCTTCAGCCTCCGGTTCATCTCGAACACATCATCAATGATGACATCCGGCTTCCGCCTCTCCACGGAGGCATCCGCCACATACATGTACCCGGTCTTGGTGGACAGGGCAAGGTTGATGATGGAGCTTGTATCCGATTTCTTGTTTTTGCCAAGTGACGGGTCATTTGCTGCCACAAAGATGAACTCCGGGCTTGAGAAATCAATGAGCTCCGGCTCATAATAATCGAACCATTCAGGATTGAAGGTTGCACTCTCCGGGTCAATCGGGTCATTCTGAAGCTCGGAGTTGAATGATGCTGTACCCTCGGACACCTTAATCTCCATCAGGTCATAATAGGACAGCTTCTCCTCCCAAAGGACTTCCGCCCCAAGGAGCATCTCCTCCTCATTGGCTTCATAGAAGGAAGGCTCTTGCATCCTCCTCATGGTTCTCATTGAAGAGGTTGGTATAGATGCCTTCCCACTCCTCCCACAGCTTGGTATTGGCTGCATCCGATATGACCGCCCTGTACTTCCTTGTCTTGTACCTTGGGTTTTGGAGCACGTTGTTGAGCAGGGAGTCATAGTGGAGTATGGTGCCTATGTACATGATGTCTGTATAGGTGTCCCCTGCCTTGGAGACAGCCTTGTCAAACCAGTTCTTCAGCTTCCGCCTCTGCTCCGACGTGTTGACGTTCTCATCATTCTCAATGTCATCCAGTACAATGAGGTCAGGTCTCCAGTTCCGGTGTCTCCTTCCCCTGACTTTCTTCCCGGAGCCGATTGCCTCCGCCTTGATGTCCGTCTTGGTCAGTATCACCCCTGTCCTCCATGCTTTCTCCCCTTTCAGGGAGCCAAAGTCCATGATGATGTTGCCATTGTCCTCAAGCTCCGTCTTGATGTCATCAAGGAAGCCCTCTGCCTGCTCGGATGAGTCAGACAGGATGAGGATGTAGTGCTTATATGCATATAAGATGGCATGTAGGCTGTCCTTGAAAGTGAAATTGGTTGACTTCGCATGACCACGGGGGGCTGCCACAACCTGACGGGAGCCCTTCAGCCTTGAGATGACCTTCGCCTCCTTCAGGGGGTTCCTCCCCTTCATCACTCCCCGGCTCCATATCTCATCAAGCTCCTCATGGAAGTGCGGTGACTTCCGGATGAAGTAGTGGGGAAGGTACGCCCTCCCAAAGTAGGACATGTCAAAGGCAGCAAGTTCCTTTCTAAGCCCATGCTCCCCCATGAGCTCCTCCCCGGACAGGTACCTCTCATTCAGTTTTTTCCTCTCCTCCTGATGGTCAGAGCCACGGAGCACATATTCCTCAAAGAGCTTGGTCTGATACTCCTCATTGTTCCTGATGTCCGTGTCTTCCTCTTCCTCAAGCCGCCTCATCCAGTTGTCAATATCAATCATCTTCCATCATCCGCTCCTTTGCCTTTGCCAGTATCTCCTTGAGCATCTCCGCTGACTTCCCATCCTGCTTGATGACCTTGAGCATCTCGGACTCCATCTCACGGAAAGCAATGTCCGCCTTCCTCCTCATGTCCTGCTTCACCCTGTCCTTGTACACCTTTGTCCGGGACAGGGAGGCAATGAGCCTTCCTGCCTTGTCAAGCGGCATCTCATTGAACTCCTCCTCTGCGGTTGCCACCTTGTTCAGGAGCCCGTTCATGGTCAGGAGTATGGCAGCCTCCGTGTAGTCCGCCTCCGGGTTCTCCTTCACCACCTGTATCAGCCTGTCAGTCTGTGCCTGTGCCTCAAGGAGCCTCTGCATGGCGTTGTTCGTCCGGGTGGCATACCTCCCCACACTGGACTTTGATATGTCATAGCCCTCCCCTTTCAGGAATTGGCTAATGTATTCATAGGTATTGGATGTGTCAGCAAGCATCACATCCACTTTCATCCGCAAGTCTTCAGGGAGCTCGTCAATCTTTGAGGTTATCCTCTGCTTGGTTCTCTTATCGCCCATCAGACATCAACCCCATTGTCTTCAATCGTGCCTTCCGCAAGGTCTACGCCTTCCTTGGTGAGCTTGATGACCGCATCATTGGCATAGGCATTATAGGCTGTGACCTTTTCCTCGGTAAATTCGATATATCCGGCTCCCTGAAGATAATCAAGATACTTGCTGATGTCCGGGGATATGATGAGCCCGGCTGCTATCATGGCATTGGATAACTGCCTTGTGAGGGCTGTGTTGTTGTATCCCTTCACCAAGCACCGGATGATATACCCCCTGATTGCCTTATTCTGCTTGATTTCTGCTTTTTCTAAGTCATTCACTTTGTTCACCTCACTCTTTTCTGCTGCTCTGCATCAGGAGCTTGTCAATCTTGCTGTCAATGCTCCTCATCCTGTCCTCCACACCGTTCATGGAGCGGAAGAAGTCCTCCCGGAGCACAAACGTGGTAGCAAAATCACCCTTTATGTCATTAAGTTCCTGTTTGATGTTCGCTATGTCCTTGTCTGTCTCCTCTTCCAACCTGTCAATCCTCTTATTCACTTTGTCATCATTCTCTTTAATCTGCTTTTTTATCTCTTCTGTGCTGCTCTTGAGGCTGCCTATCCACCCCTTGATGAAGAAGGTTATCACCCCCAAGCCAAGGGTGATGACCCCTGCCATCACATCAGAGAAAGATATAACATAATCCATAGGCTCCTACTTCCTGATGAGCTTCTCTGCAAGCTCTGTGACCCTCTCCCATCCGTCCATGGACACCAACGCCACAATGAAAGCTGCTATGAATGATGCAAACACCATGAACCATGTGGTAGCCACCCCAAAATATGCCGCAAGCCCAAACAGGCAGACCGGGCAGAGGATAAGGGACAGGAGGATGACGGTCAGGGCTGTAGGCACCTTCCTGTCAAACCATGTCCACTTTTTGAGTGCCTCCGTGATGACCGACACGATAAATGCCATGACACCAATGAAGACGATAATCTGTGATACATCCGCTGTGAAATTCGTCATGCAAACCACTCCTTTTCTGTCAATTTTTTTGAGAATAACGCACAAAACAATAAGAGCATGTACTAAGTACATGCTCTTATCTTATACCCATTGTGAAAGACTCTTTAGGGGAAACATTTCCGGAAAATCACTCTCCGTTATCCATGTCAAAAAGGCTCATCTGCCCTATCATTGGCTCATCCTTCAGTATGTTCCCTATCTGCTTGGTGGTCAGGTTGTACTTCTCCGCAAGCTGCTTTGAGTTGTATCCGTTCCACTCCTTCTTGATACGCCTGTTCCTTGCCGGGGCTATGATGTTCTCTGTCTTCGGGAAGTAGAGCTCATCCCCCTTGGCGTACTCACTAAGCTCAATGAACTTCTCAATCCCTATGATTTCCACCACAGGGCGGTAGCTTTCTGATATGTCCTCCAACGTGGTCTCTTCAATGAGGGCTCTTGTGAGTTCATCCGCTGTCATTTCAGCCTCCTTCCCCACTATTATGAGGCTTTCTTTGTGTAGGAGAGGCTTATCCATCCGGCTCCGGACTTCAGCCTGCCCCATCCGTCCTTTTCCTCCACAATAGTGTATTTGTTCTTCTTTCCTGCCTTCTCCCGGATGGCTACCACCACACTGTGCCCGGTTCCGGCTCC